GACACTTAAACAAAAAGATATAGACTCGCGTAAGGAGGAAGAAGAAGTTAAGGGAGGGGGAGAGTCTGAGAGGGGGAGGGGGACAGCGGCTTCGTCATCGCCGGATCCCCCAGGACATTACAAATATCCAGAAAACCCGAAAGAAGCCCTCGAAGATTGCACCTTGCAGAGCTATAAAGACGTTACGGGGATGATTCCAGGTGTTCGGGATTATGCAACCGTCATCGATACCATGCGAATCTTGTTGGACCGCTGGGGCGATTCCTGGCAGCTCGAATTGTCAAAATACTGGCTTGCTTGGACGAATCGAACTGCCAGGAATGGGCAACAATACCGGAAAGATAATCTTACCTGGCTTTATGAATGGGCAATCAATGAAATGATTCCACCTGCGCGCCAGGCTGAAAGCGCCGAACCAATGCCGAAGTCTTTCCGAGGCATACAAAAATACGTGGAGGGGCATAGTGGAGAATAAAGAGCAAAAAATCGTAGAAGTGCTGGGGATCCTGGGAGCTGCTTACCCAGGTTTCGAACTCACCGAATTTACCGTACATATTTACGTGAAAGCTCTGTCGGATATCCCGCCTGAAGAGCTCACCCAGGCGGCTTACTACCACATAATGAATAGCAAGTTTTTTCCAACGATTTCCGAACTCCGCCAGGCTATGATCGAGATCCGCAAGATAAGCGGGGGTCTGCCGGCCGCGATAGAAGCCTGGGGGATGGTATTGGAAGAGATTCCGCGTGTTCATTCCTACGGAACCCCAGACCTGCCAGAGCTCACCATGAGAGTCGTAAAGGGGCTGGGCTGGAAGGAAATATGCAATACAACCGATCTAGATCTGATGCGCGCTCACTTCCTGAAGCATTACGATCAGCTGCTAGAGCGTGAGGTCGCTAAGATAAAAACACCCCTCAATTTGTTGCAATTGGAGGCCGGCCATGACAAAAGTAAACCTCGACTCATTGGAGAAATCCTTGCGGATCTCCCACGATCTGACTGATATTGAAAAAGAAGATCTGGCCTATATGCTATTTTGCTCATTAGAAGAGGGCATTAAGACAGGTGATCATCGGAAATATGTTGCAATCCACGATCTTTATTGGAGTATCGAAGATAACCGGCGCTGTAATCGAAGGCTGATTCTCTGGGCAATCTTCGGGATCCTGGTAGGGATATCCATCATTTTATATTTCACCATGTAGGGGAGGGCAGCAATGCCGTTTCACTTAGGAACTCCGAAGGCGTTCTGCAATCAAATAATCCAGGGAAACGCAGCTGAACTTATCGCCCAGCTTCCAGACGACTCTATCGATATGACTCTCACATCCCCACCCTATGGGGAAATGCGAGAGTACAAAGACTTCGATTATCAGATCTTCAGCAAAATCGAACTGCCGAAGATCATCCAGGGGCTCTTCCGGGTCACAAAGACAGGTGGAGTCGTGGTCTGGGTGACAGGTGACCAAACCGATGAAACCGGGGAATCGGGCGAAAGTATGCGCCAGGCTCTGGCTTTCAAAGAAATCGGATTTCGCCTTCACGATACTATGATTTACATGAAAAGCGGTCCAAGCTACCCGAGCAATGATAAATATTTCCAGATCTGGGAATATATGTTTATCTTCTCGAAGGGCATACCCAAGACTTTTAATCCGATCAAGGATCGAGAAAATCGCTGGTGGGGAACAAAGTGGAGCAAAATTCGCACCCGCAGGGATCCAAACGGTAATCTCAGGACTCAGATCTGGTACGAGGATGAAGGCGAAAAGCTGGGTAAACGTTTCAATATCTGGCAGTATTCCGTAGGATACGGTAATCAGGGAGACAAGATATCCCACGGACACCCAGCCACTTTTCCCGAGGCTCTGGCTGCCGATCAGATCCGCTCTTGGAGTAATCCAGAAGATGTTATCTTGGATCCGCTTGCAGGTGCCGGCACCACGCTAAAAATGGCAAAAGAAAACAATCGGCTCTTTATTGGCTTCGAAATCGCTTCGAAATACATAGATCTGGCAAAGAAAAGAATAGAGCTTGCCAATGTACCATTATTCACCTTAGATTAGGGGATACACATAATGAACTGTTTACTAAAAAACACTTTACAGGCAGCCCATTTCAAGGCGCTGCGAGAAGGCGACAATCGAGGGGTTATCCAGGCAGCCCGGAATCTGCGAGAACACGAACAAACTTGCGAGATCTGTAATCCTGCGCTCCAACTCTGGAAAGGTGCCAGGATCGGAGAAGATATATCCAGGGAGGGGCAATAATGCTTCCCTGTCCAGAGCATGGCTCAGATTGCATTATGTATTGGCAGACCGTTGACGGTCCCAGGCACCTATTATCAACGAAACCATACCGAAATAAACCCTGGGCAGATCAAGGATTGGTCGAAGAGCTGCAATCGATCATCTTCGATGCAAACTTATATCTCTGGTCCCAACGGAATTTTATCCGCGGGGAAAGATATTACAAACGAGCCCAAACAATCATCAGAAAACTAGAAAAAGGAAGGCAATGTGAATTACAACTCGAAACAATATAGACCACGCCGGCAGGATGGGCAGCCCAGGAAGCGATCGAGAGATATTTTTCTCGAGCCCAATAACATTATGGAAGCCAAAACTAGGATATCTGAGATCATCCAGGCAACCCAGGAAATGGAGTCCCAGCTCTCCCAGCCTAATCGCTATAATCCGATCACAAGGCAGCGAATGACTCCCCGAGAGTATCAGGAATGGAAAGCAAAGGTCATTTCCGCCATGGGTCACATGAACCACGAAAAGCGTATGCTACGCGCCTGGCTTGATCAGCGCCGGGCTCCGATCGTGGAAAAGGATCATTATGCCAAAATGCTCGAGCTCGGATTCGATACACTAGATCCCGATCAGCTGCTGGCTTTCCTGATGAACTATGTCGACTCTCACCTGGATAGTGATATCGAATGGAATGTGCAATTCGTTCTCGAGGCAACGAGGGCTTATCTTGATACCTTGTAGCTCGGATCTTTCGGGGATTACAATTACCTGGGATCAATTGTTAGAATTTCATCGCGGCCACCCCACATTTAAGGCGGAAGTCGTCCAGGGGCAGGGTGCCGATACCTGTCTTTATGTCAGCAAAGATGATTACCGACTGTTAGCAAGATTTTTAGGGTTACCGGAGGATGAAACCATGACCGACCTGAAAAGAATCCTAGCAGAAATAGACGAACAAGCAAAACAGAAGCCAGGATCGCCGGCTGAAGTCGTGCTGCCCCGGGGGCTCGAGATCAAAGTTAACTATAACGTGGATGGGCGTTTCGCTATTCAACTGATGCGCGTTGACACCTGGCCTTCAGATCAGGAATTTGAAATAGTCGTGAGATCTTACCCTGGACTGATGGGAATGGATCCCGAACTTGTAAAACAATTCTCTCAGAAGCTGCGAAATAAAGAACGCCGCTATCTACAAGCCTGGTACGCGAACTATCCAGGATTACAAAAACCGCAACTATCGCTAGATATAGGGGATATACGATGATCCATACCTTACTATCATTAATCGTTGTCCTATCAACGATTCTGCCCGCTCGGGTTGGCAATCCTTACACTCTTACGGAACCCGGACTGATAAAAATCTATTGGGCAGATCCGCAAGAGCCTTACCCATGGGCTTTTCGAGGCGTGGTAAGACTAAGGGAGATCGGGACATATCAGATCTGGGAAGTGGAGCTGAATCAAGTCGAAATTATTCAGCGCCCGGATGGTAAATTTGACGTACTCTTTTCCGGTCGCTTCTGTAAGCCCGGCTTATACCAGATCACCGAAGCATATATTTCCTTTGGACCAACTACGATCGAAGCCTATTTATTAGGGGTGGTTTATCGCCCGTTCTGTAATCATGTAAGGCTGCCAATGATCACCAAGTAAGGGGAGATCTGGGACCTCTCCCCCTCCGAAATTCTATATCCCACTTTTTCAAATGGACTATGTTTCGCAAGCAAGCAAGGTAAAAACTTACGATCTGAGTAACGCAAAAGGCGCTATTCGGATTATTTTCGACCTTACTTGGCCGGCTGGTATAGCGATTTATGCGTACTTCTGGAATCCTGTCTGGGCTCTGGTGGGCTTCCTGGTAGCAGGTGTCTATTTGATCTTCTTTGTGGTGCCTGGGATCCTGAACTGGTATCTATCAATGATGACCCAGCGCCTGACCGAAACAAACGCAGCTCGATCGATCTCCGAGGAGTCATTCCGCCTGGAAACCGAAATGCGCCTGGAAAAAGAGCGCCAGACCACGATCCGGCTGATGCAAGGACTCCATGGCAAGACCCTCGATATTCTGGAAGATTTCCGTAAATCCCCCAGCGTTGAAATTGACGGCTCAAGATTCTACTGGCGAATCGGAGGCGCTAGGCTGCCGGTATGGTTTGCCCAAGTATGGCTCGAGAAGTGGGAAGATCGGGGGAGGGGTGACCTGCTGCCAGCCCAGGCGGATTATCGCAAGGATCAGCGCCGCGAAATGCTGAGATCCTACAATAACATTGTTACCGCTGAACTGATCAACGCCGGCGCTGTGAGAGCTGCCAGCTCACAATATCCCCCCAGGTGGATTATTGCGAACGAATACCGGGATCAGATCCTGGTAAGGCTGGGAGTCTACAATGCCGCCGCGGCTTACGAACTCTCCCAGCAGGGGAGAATAGAAACTTTCGATGACGACTAGAAGCGTGAAAAAGAAGGGATTAAGGGGATGTTATCCAAAATCATAAAAATCGAAACTGATTTCCAGAACTCCGAGCCCAGAAACATACCCGTACAAACGGTGGACACCGCCCAGGCGCTGATTATAGCCCTATACGATATATCTGGATCCTGGCGCAAGCTGCAAACGAAATTCTTTCCAGATATCCCCTTCGGAACTCTTCACGCTTACGGGCATGGTAGACCGGTGATCAATCCCGATCATCGCCTGGCGCTGGGGCTGGCTCCGCTCGAAAAGGTTGTGGCAGCTTGCGGGAAGTGCGGGAAGATCCACGCCCAGGTAAAGACCTGCAAGCCAAAGAAGCGCCGCAGCTATCGGAAAACTAACAGATATTTCGATGACCATAAAATAGCGTGATTTCTATGATCATAAAAAGAAAATGGGCAATGCCCAATACAAACACATTTGCAATCCCGCCGATCGCTAATCTGATAGCGCGCTATGCTGAAAAGGCGGCTTGTATTGTAGATCCTTTCGCCAGGAACTCGAGAATCGCCCATTATAGGAACGATCTTAATCCGAATACAAAAGCGGAATATCACCTGGATTGCCTGGATTTTCTTCGGCTGATGAAGGAAAAGGGGGTGATGGCCGACTTGCTTTTCCTGGATCCACCTTATACCTTCCATCAGATGAATGAAGCCTATCAGGGCGTAGGAAAGAAGATCACCGGCAGAGAATCACAACGATTCTATGGGGATCTGCGAACTGCTGCCCTGGGAATATTAAAGCCCAGGGGGATCGTGATCAGCTTCGGGTATAACTCGATTGGCATGGGCAAAAGTAGGGGTTGTAAGATCCTGGAAATCTTACTCGTTTGTCATGGCAGAGCTCATAACGATACGATAGTCACAGTCGATCAGCTGCTGCATTATAAATTGGATATATGAAGCGTGATTAAGGAGGCCACCAAATGCCAATCAGCAAACAACTAAAAGTAATCAGGAAAAAGATCGAGAGGGTGAAAATCGAAGAATCTGCAAACGCCGTCATAAGATTGCTTCAGAGGGCAGGTCCATATACGGTATCGAAAAAAGCTCTCTTTCAGCAGGTGCCCCACGAAATACATTGCGGCAGGCGCAAGGATGGATCTAGATATATTCCAACGGTTGAAAATAGGGAAGTAGATATCGCTAATGCTCAGTTTTTGCGCGGTCACTGGAAGGAAATTAGACTCACCTGTGAAACATACGGATATTTTATTATTTGGAATCCGCCTGGCGAAACATCAGGGGTGCGCCTGGGGACAATCGAAGAATATCAGCAGCAACAAGGCTTGATCCTGAGTATAGCGTCCGGTTTCGCTGAATTTCACAATACCCGAGCTGACATCATCGAGGATTATGGCGAAAAAGGAACTGATATCGAAGTCAAGATTCATAGAAGGAAACCAAGATGATCCACATACCGGTAACCAAAGACGAATACGATTGACAGCGATCACGATCCCCCAGGAAAACATTTTGCCCGAAAGACTCCAGCTCTTTTATAAAGAGCAAGGGTTATCGTATCTCGACTACGATCTATCTGGGGCTGTTGGACCGATCGTTATTCCCGATGATCAGATCGATAGCGCAAAACGTCTACGCGCCGAAAGAGATAGATATTACAATGATCGAAATAGATATAATACCCCTCACCGGTGGATTGGTGTCCTGGGGGAAGATGAACTGAGAAACTGGATTCCGACTCAAACAAGCGAGCTATTTACCTGGAATCGTCTACAAAATGCCGGGGATCCTGATTTTATTTTCGGTCGCCAGGATTACACCCTCGACTCCAAGGCGAAAAACGGGAAAATGCTTCCTAAACAAAATTTTTTGGTGGATATCCCCACTGATCAGTTTAGGGACTATCCTAAACATTATTATTTTTTCAGTTATTACTACTCACTGAAGAGTCATTTATACCTACTTGGCGGCACCGATTACGAGACTTTTAAAACGAACTCAATCAGGATACAAGCCAACGATCTATTATTAAATGGGTTTAAGGCTAAGGCAGACGGCTTGCATTTCCCATTCATAAAAATAACGCCGGCGATAGAATGGATCCGAAGTTTCAATCTGCAACCTGTCCAGGTAGCGGGGCAGCAGATACCAATCAAGTTTGAATAGGGTGGGGGATCTATGGGTTTGATAATTATTATTATTGAACTCATGCTTCTGATAAAAACTATTAAGAGAATCAAGGTTCCGACCTGGGGGAAGTGCGAAACATGATCAAAATCAGCTGTTTTTTTGCCTGGTATGATTTTTGGATTGGAGCCTATTTCGACCGCGAGCGCCAGATCCTGTATATCTGCCCTCTTCCAACTCTAGTAATAAAAATCGAAAAGAAATAAGCCCTCCCCTACTGATTTCGAAAAATCGATGGGGGAGGGCTCGGGAATCATTGCCCCAGCCTGGGTATCTATTTCGCGGCCGGATCCCTGGGCTGGGGCTTCTCAAAATATGGTTATTATGATTACTATCAGCGCCTGGTCATTCCTTTTTCCGTGGGGAGAAAACAGGCTGCCAAGCGCCGATGACAACACATAACCCGAATAATTGTATCATGTATAGATCTTCATATCGCTTACGTATGCAGGACCGGCACCGAACATCGAAAGACCTGCGTAAACCGGATCAGTAGGGCTCGAGGATGTGCCAGGCGTAATATCATCCCATACAGCACCCCCGATCGGATTATATTCTGTCCCACCCTGAATTTCGTAAGTGGCTCCCCCAGCACCATCCAGGGTTATTCTAATCCGATATACACATCCAAGGCTATACCCAGATCCAACGGTGCCCCTGGATGTGCCATTTTCATATATCCCAATTATCCCGCCGCTGCCCCCGAAGTTAATGCCATGCGCAAAATCAGTGTAACTAGTCCCAGCCCCATCGTGAAACCCGAAGATCCCGACTCCCGTTGCCAGGACAACCGCTCGATCAATATAAACATCACACTCGAACGTTACACCAGCTGCAACCGCTTCCGATGTTTGACTAAAAATACAATTTGTGCCCCAGGAACTATTCCCGATTGCTTTCAGCCATTGATAAAGCGTATCGATCTCGATATTCCCGGCGCTGCTTACGGTCCGATTCCAGTCGCTCACGGTATCCAGGCTCGAGCCCATAAAATCATCCCGAAAAGAATACGTGTTGGGATCTGCGACCACGCTCCAAGTGGAAGGCAAAAGAACGTATGTAATCGACCCGATAGGCGAGCCCGTACCCCCAGAAGCCCCACTTTGCCCCTCACATACAACTAATTTGCTGAGGGGAAGCGTAAGACGGTTAAACATCCTAAAATAATCTGTTGACCCCGTATCGCCCTTTTCATTCATTAGATTAAAGCCGTAAGTATTCATGCGACCAATAACCCAGGTGAAATTGAAACTTGTTGCACCTGTCAAAATCATCCCGTAGCATCCAGGAAGCAAGGGTTTCGTTTGACTTGCTGCGGTGAAATTAATTACTTTTGTTGGCAACTCTGCAATGGCTTCCAAACGATCAAAATATGTTTCCCTGGGAGTCGTATAACTCGGTATCGTGGGATCTAGAATGATAGCGGTCGAAACCGCTCCGCCTACGGCCGCCGAATTACTTAAAGTTATATCGCGTAGGGGAAGGGCTTCCCTGGGATCCCGAACTTCCATCCGCCCAGCACCAGAGAGTCGGGTCTGAAAAGAAGCTAGTAGATATTTCGTTTCAGCAGCTCCAACGGCATAACTGATTGTTCCAGATTGCAAGGGCTCGATAGCATCCGGCTCTAAAAGGGCAGCCAGTTTTTCGTAATAAGTGTGCTCCGCTCCACTTCCGACCGTGGTTTCCTTGTATCCGATCAGCTGAATCAGTGTGCCTTCGGCAAAATCCCCATTCGCGCAAGCCAGGGTTATTTGATCAATTGCACTTGTGTTTTCCCATTGGTATCCGGCAATCATTCTTTCAATAACTGTTGTATTGCGTCTTAAAAAGGCTATCGAAGTAACTGTTTTTCGAAATACCCCATTCGGATTCTGGATTGTGATCTTTATTTGCCCCGACATATCAGATACACTAGAAGAGGCCATATTAGCAATTAACCTGGAGTCGGCTTCATCGTGGGTGGTCGTGCCGGTGATCTGATCGGTATATAAACGCCTGTAATTCGCATCGGTAGTATCCCCGTTCAGAGACAATCTTAGATTGTCAGCAACCGCACCGGCATACTCCGATCTACCCTGAATAAATATTTCGAGTCGATCATAGTCTGCTGGAATACTGCTAACATCATAGGACGCGAGCCCACCAGCCGAAACGACTGTACTATTTATCAGAATACCAGTATAAAGATCGATATCGCCCGAGCCTGTGCCCGTAGCGAACTCGAGCGCAGTTTCCCCCGTATTTACCCTGGCATATTTCCCAGCTTGACCGCTATAACTTGCAGGTGTATCCGTCAATCCCAGGAATGTAGAACTTCCAGATCCTCCCCCCCCGGCTCCAACATCGGACCAGGTAGATCCATCGTACCAGAGCAATAACGTAAAATCATCTGCCAGGGCGATATCGGCTCCGCCATTCAGGCTTATATTTCCGGTTTCGTGCTTTACAGTGATCGTATCGCCGGCATCCGCTTTGATTATCAGGATCTGATAATCAACTCCGCCGCTGATTGTATCCAGATCATCGGTTGTGCCTGTTTCGGCTGCGACCACATGGGCGCTGCTATCAGCTGTAAAAGCACCGCCGCTTATTGTCTTTGTGGTGAAATCTTTCAATGCAAGCGGATCTGGAAGATCTGCGTTTACAAGCGCCCTGAAGCTGGGAATCGCAGCTCCGCCAGACGTTGGACCTGCCAGAATTATGTTTGCTGCCTTGGTATCTAATCCCAACTCTTGGGTTGACAGGGAAAGAATAGTGTCTGCATTAACATCAAGCGTTACCGGGTCATGGTGGGCGTCTGGCGTGGCTGCGTGAGCGTTTAGCTCCGCCTGAGTGGCAATATCCGTAGCAATATACTCTGTACCATCCGAAACAGGTGCTTGACCTGAACTCGCCGGCCAGGGATTATGATATTGTGGATTGCCATCATTTATATCCTTGGCGTGTTCGGTTTCAAAATCATCCGTATTCCAGGCTGATCGATCCCCATGGGAGGGCGTTCCTTCAGGCATTTAATCTATCCTTTGTGTGAACTCCAGAAGTGATAATAGCAGAGCCTGGCAGAGCTCCGAGCTGCACGTTCCCGATCGTAACAATCGCCGCAGCTGAATTTCCGAAGTCCATATTCGATGTAAAAATAGCGCCGGCAGCTTGCCAGACCACCTCCCCGATCACCTGATAGACATACATCTCAGGGCTGGGATCGTACCAGTGTACTTCTCCCAGCAGCTGATATGTATAAATTTCGACCGAAGAGTCATACCAGAGCACTTCCGCCGTGACCTGGAAAGTAAACAGATCAAGCGTGTCATGCGTCCAGGTGGTTTCCCCCAGCAGCTGATAGGCGTCAATCTGCGTCATGGGATGTTTGCCTGAACTCCGAGCTCTAAGTTATCGATATGAGTATCATCCCAGGCGGTCCCATCAGGAGCCGTAAGCAATAACTTGTGAGTGTATCGGGTTTGGGTGAGAAGATAGTCTGGACTTGGATCCACATTTGTATCGGGCGCTTCCTGATCGATAATCGCTATTCTCGCATCGTTCGCGTCATCTTTTTTCCCAGCAACCCAGGCAACTACCGCTACGGGAACCTTATCCGTATCATCCCAATCGGTCATCTCTACAATGGTCTGATCACCGTCTGTTGTGGTGTAAAGATAGTCCGTTTCGCTCAGGGGAACTTCATCGATCAGGGCGTAAGAGTCGGATCCGGTCGATAGTAACCAATCTTCATCCGCCGTATCAGCCGAAGGATATATCGGATCGATCCGCAGATCTCCCGGCCAATCCCCTGTACCGAAAATAAGGTCATCTATTCTGCATTGTGACCCGACAACGTTTGTTCCCCCAGATAGCCGAATGAAATCACAGTGACCGCCGCTCGAGGCTGTTGCGCCCGAATAGTCCACATCCAATACACCATCGATCTTCGTTTGAATAACCCCGGTGCCGGTCGAAGAAATTACTATGTGTACCTGGTAATGGTGCCATTGTGGGGAAGCGTCATTAATTTGGACGGTGCCAGACGCAACTTTTCCAGCTGATCCGTAAGCATCCCAATTATAGGTTGATTGATTGAATACGATATAAATCGCTTGACCTGCGCTCGTTTCAATCCCGATGTTATTCGCAAATGCCAGGGCTCCGCCTCCCCCGAGCATATACCAAACTGCCAGGTAAATTTCCGTATTGCTGTTGGGAACTTCGATCCTGCCAGGCGTATTTCCGCCATAGCAGCTATGTTGTAAGTAATAAGAGCCGGTATGTCCAGGGCTGGCAAGCCCGTAAAACCTCGCAGGATCATAAGTAATTCCATCGATCTTAGATCCCACTTCGAAGCCGCAAGCATACTCTAATGCAAATGGCATAATAGACTCCTACTCGTTGAAAGGATCCGTACTTCCCTCAGCTCTGCCGTTGAAAATATACATGGCTGCTGTGGTCGCAGGTGCTCGATAGCCGGCATATCCATCCCCTCCAACGGATAAGGCGTATATACTAGAAATCCAAACTTCCATTATGGTAGTGTCCTGATCGAGAAAAACCCCAATTGCATCGCCAGCCCCGTTATTGGTCACTGTGATATCACAATTCGAGATCTTGACCGTTCCGGTCGAAGCCTGGGGACCGATCACGCCGTAAATAGTCCCAGCTGTACTATCCGTGTGCGAAACTGTAAGATGTTCGAGAGTAGCGCCGGCTTCCAGGGTCACTTCCCCCAGGATCTGGGAAGCATAACGACTCACGCCGATTACGTGAACTCCCGCTGGGATCGTGAAATCGCCCGATATCTGAACTGCCGGCAACCAGATCACATCTCCCGAGGCAGCATCGGCTATCGCATCCCCCAGCCCTACGGCAGTAGCTTCGTATTCCTGCAAAATCGCCCCGCCACTATCGAAGAGCAAGATCGCATTGCCAGATCTGGATATTACTGATCCGGTAATGTCGATATCAGCCCCAGCGGTCCCAGCTCCGCCGCTGCCCAGGGCTCCGAACTCAGGGCGTAGGATTCGGATAAGCTCGTTCGGGCGGATCTGTTTTGTCATATAAAAGACCCTCCCAAACCAAGTTTAGCCAGCCATTGCGTGATTGTATTGACGTATCCGCCTTCGAATGTAATCTGATTGGGTGCTGAAAAATGAACCGCTTCCAGAAATACCGCTCGAGTATCTTCGTAAATGTCATCTGGATTAGGAACCCCGGTCATAAAATCTTTTATCCGCAGCCAGCGCCCAGCTTCCACGGTCCAAGGCATAATCTCATTGCCAGCACGATTTCGCATAGTGTTTTCTACTACCGACCACGTATAATCTATTTGGGTACCTGCCGGGCGATAAACGAACTCCCTGCCTGGCTTGATATACATAACCCAACGATCATCGTTAGCATCCCCAATAGTAACGAGCTCTTTTAGAGAAGATAAACCGGTCGGATAATCACCTTCGAACTCTTGGACCGCAAATAGATTTTCTTGAACACGTTCGATCAGGAAAAGACCGTTCGGATCCGAAGCTAAAATGTCTTTTATTCGATCGGTAACGGTCTGGGTGCCAGATCCTGCCAGGCTTTCATAGATATATACGTCTAGCAGATCCCCCAATCCTAAGCAACTAAGCGAGATCTTCGGCTCGGAAACTTCATCCAGGTTTATCGTAAGAGAAGATTTTGCGCTTTTCCTGATCCGCAGGTGGGAATCCCGCAGCTGTTCGGCCAGAGTGGTTTCCACCTGCCCAACGCTGATAATTTGCTCTAAGACCCCGTAACGTGCCTGGCTCCGCAGATCTTCGGCTATGGTCGTTTCCGTTCGTCCTAATGCTGTTGGAGGGGTAGAAGATGTGTCGATTTCGTCATAAACTGCCCGAATCCGATTCCCGATCTCGAGCAATGGTCCGATTTTTATTTGGGTGCCCCCCTGGGTGCAATAGATCTCGTTGACAAACCCTTCCCAGATCCCTACTCCGTAATGATCGGAAGTGTTGATCGTTCTTCCCAGCCCTTCGGCAGCCCATTCGTTTAAATCTTCAGGTTTCGCCAGGAAGCCAATTTCGCAGCTGGCAGATCCCAGAAATGAACTCAATTTGTGGGAATATTCGCTGATTTCCTTGGTCAAAGATCCCAGAATATCCCGCCGCCCACTTCTCCAAACAGGATCCCCGTAAGATATTGATAGCCCTGTCGATTGGTGGATCTTAGTCATCAGCGCCTATTGATCCGAGATACTGAGAATAAATCCACGCCTGAGCTTTTATCAACTGGTAGGCTGCTGCTACTTTATCCCCCGTGAAAGTTATTTCGTAGTGCTCGGAAAGGAACCACAAGCGAACAGATTCACCGGCTGGGATCGTGAACTCGAGAGGTACATTTCCTTGGAAGCTAAACGCCAAGGTATCATCAGCTCGTAATTTTACGGGCGAATAAATCAAACTGCGAGGCTCTGCAATCGAATCAATTTCCAGGTAATTATCCAGCCCCATTCCGCTATTGGCAGCGATTGTATTATCCTGTTGCTCTTGGACCACCCCGAAATATTCGTCAACGGGCATGAGAACAATGTCATACAGGCGAACCGTGGCGGAGGCGTGTTTGAAATCTCCATAAATACGGAAGTATATATCCTGAACCGAATCGCCTGGCGATAATCCACCCGGGGGAAGATCGAGCCGTCCCAGATCAACAAGATCGGGCGCTAATTGGCTTACAACGCCTCGGACCGGACGATATTCGCTTTCCCAAAAGGTGTTCGAATCTGGATACCCGACCGAAACTTTCAACTTGATATCCATTAGATCGGAGGCAACCGCTTGATTAGTAAGAGCTCTGATATAAACATGAAACTTACCAATATAGTTATTCGCGAAATCGATATCCATCCGAGTCGTAATCAGGGATACATCAGAAGCAATTGCCCCTCGCGTGGCTTCTACACAAGAGCACGTAAGACTCTTCGAATCTTCTATATAGCTCGAGTAGATCGCTGCTGAAATATCGTTCGTTTGTCCCGAGGCTCTGCCGCGCTGCCCGAGATTAAGAAAAGGCGTGAAATCAGATCCCCTTGATTTCAATCGAGTCGCCCAATAAACCGTATCGATGAAGGCATAGTCGTTTGTAAATTGCCCTGAGTTACGTCCACGGTTGGACTGACAATAGATCTTCAGTTTTGCCCGAGCCGGCAGCTCACCGGTTATTTGATCGTTGGCAATCTCGAGCCAATTCCAGCTGACGGTATAAACATCGCGTGTATTTTGCCTGGGAGGAGTCGGGCTGGCTCCAATCGCTGAAACTCGAGCCCGAATCACCCAGCCGGTGACACCGTTGATCGTGGCGAAACTCTCTTCCATAGAAGTATCACGAAAATAAAGACTTTTTACCCCGGTCTGGGTAAAACCCTGGGTTTCATCGATAACCTCAGCTCCGCCCGAATATCCTGCATCAGCATCTAGGGCGCTCCATGCTGCCCCAGAGTCATCGTAGGTTTCCCAAACGATCGTAACATCGCTGGCAGCTTGATCGAGCTGGAAAATCAAATTCCAAAACGGATGATTTCCTGCCGATGATTGATCGCTTAGAAAATAAACCGCGTCATCGACCGCAGGTACAGCGGGTAATAGATTGTAAGGAACGCCAGACCCCAGCAGATTAGACGAAAAGACTCCGCCGTCATCTAGAAATATATCGGTAATATTAGTCGTTCCCTGGGCATTGACAGAGAAAACGTTGGGATCCGTGGTCGCATCGGCCGGCTGTACTCCCAGATCTACGCCGTCAAAAGTATCATAAGATGACATTTCGATAGCTGTTAAGGTGCCTGGGATCTCTTTCCCCCAGAACGGAGCCCGTTCGATGTAAAGTGTATAGCCGGCAGCCATGAGCTCTTGACACGATTCGACCGATGGATTAGATAGGTCGATATCCTCGGGAAAAGCACCTGCGTAAACTAGGCTATATCGGGTATTGGTTTCGAGATATTTTCGAGCTGCCAGGTAGACCGGTGAGCTCGATATGCTGCCTGGTGCCCAATAATCGAACGCATCTTCCAGCAGCTTCCGAAGTGTTCTGAACTCGTATGCCAGGGAATCAGGATCGAATCGCTTCAGGATCAACGGAAACTCTTCCACAACCGACCCATAGCGCCGAAAAACAGGACGCCGGCCATGAGCAAACGGGCTTTCCCGCCAATATCCACCCTCTTTATAAGGTGCAATCTTCGGCCGCCAGGCTAAAAGATTCCAATTATCCAGCAGATTTATTTCGGTCGTTCCATCCGTGATATACAACTCTGCATAGGTCATCGGTGCGACTCCGTGAGGATCCGGCGCATCCTGCCTTCGAAGATCGTTTCATCCCAGCCGTTCTTTATGGTCACCCCTCCCATGTTTACTTGGCGGTTATCGTTGATTTCCTGCCTGGCTCCCTCTATCACATAAGCCCCAGGCATACCCATAATCACATCCCCAGGCGTAAATCCCCGCGTGGCCTTCTGAAGATCTTTGACCTGAGAAATATATCGTTTCATTTCCTGAGCTGCGTATTTCGTGCCGATCGCCAGTGGGGAAGGCGAGTGACCGATCAGCGACCAGAACCAATCCGGTAAGGTGCCTGATTTTATCGCCTCCCACAACTCCCCGAATAGCTCTTTCAACTTTTGAACCTTCGTTTTCAGGCTTTCAAAACCATCGATGAACTTCTGGACCACATCGGTATAAAACTGAAGCAAAGGCTTTTTGATCTCTTCTTCCAGGAAAGTAACGATTCCCTGCCAGATTTCATTCCAGCGCGTTTGCAGGGCTTCCAGCTTCTCGATAAATGGAGCGTAAAAATTGTTATTAAACCAGATCAGGATATCATCGAAGATCCCGGTCCAAAACTCGTAAATACTGGTCAAAAAACCGGAGATCGAATCATAAATGGCTTGCATCATTTCCGGGATGATCGATCCGCCTACCAGCCTCTGCCAAAGATCCACAAAAAAATCGATTATCCCCTGGACAAACTCTCCGATCCGAGTCAAGATCAAGCCGGCATAATACTGAATAATAAAAACGATCATTCCCACAGTTTCGGTTGCTTTTTGCCCAAACAAAGCTATGGTGACCAATAATAAAGCTATTGCGCCAGGAATACTTAGGATAAAACCCAGCACGGTAGAAATCACGAACGAAACCACCAGAAAAGCACCTGCAAATAACAGGATTGGACCGACCATTTCCCCGAGCTTATTTGCCCAATCGGGATCTATAACGCTTTTCAAGGCGTCTACTGCCGGTTGGGCGTAGGTGTCCCAGGCACTCCCGATATTTTCTGTAAAGCGACTCCATGCGTTCGACAAATTATCGAGCTTCGGTTGGACCTCTTCGTCCCACCGCTCACGCAATGGAGCCAGCATCTCTTCCCATTTCTTCTTTACGTCATTTTTCAGATTTTCAAACGCCTGGTTTAGCTTGTTTGTGATCGATCCCCCTACCGCGCCGGCTTTGGCTGCGAGATCTTCCAGGGCTCCCCCTGCCCCCTTGGCTGCATCTGCCAATTGCGCAGCGAGATCCATTTGACCCAGATCTAAGAGCTGGGAAACCAATTCGTTTTGTAATTGAACTTGCTCTTGTAGATCATCCAGGCCCTGGGCTCTGGTTTCCAGCTCTTTTTCCGCCTGGGCAGCGGCATCCGAAGCCGCTTGCTCTTCGGCCTCCGAGGCTTTTATCAAGGCCATCTTACCCGCTAGGGCTTCCCGGCTGGCGCCGGCCTTTACCATGGCGTTATATTCTTTGATCAGGCTGTTTGTCTTTTTATTGGCTGCGAACTGCCGTTTTCTAGCATCCTCGAGCGCCTTTTCAGCTTCTTTTACCGCGTTTGTAGCTCGGGCAAGTGCTAATTGACGTTTCGCCAGCTCTGCAATTTCGGCTCCGTATGGACCGGCTGTTTTCTGTATCCGGGAAAAGATATTTTCATCCCCGACTCCCGTTGCCAGGGCTTTCGAGATCTGAGCGGAAATCGATCGGTAAATATCGGCGCTCTGCCTGGCGCTCATGCTGCCAGATCTGACCATCAGCTGTAATGCCTGATTAAGTGGTCCTTGGATCCCCTTTAATGCGCCGAAATCCGCCTGGGTCATTCCACGCATAAACTCGGTCATTGCTTTTAGACCCCATTTATCGATATTCGGGGCAACTCTAGGCGGAGATCCCGGTCCCAGCCAGCTTTCGAGCAAGCCAGAGATCCAATTCATCGCAGATGTAAGCACCTGGGCAGCACCTTCGATGATTCCCATGGCGAACTCACTAATCGTATTGAAACCCCAGCTAAACGCTTTTTCAGCAAAGTCTAGAAAAGTACGTGCCCCACCTGCCAGCGCCTGAATAACCGCAGGTGTAACGGTTTCAGCCCCTCGTTTCAAACCTTCGGTGAACACGGCAAACACCGCCCCTACACGCATTAACTCGTTACGTAAGGATCCGGCTGCCGATTGGGTTTCCTCGAAGTTTTTACGGATAAATTCGCTCGATGTCCCGAACTTTTGTGCCAGATCCTCGGGCGCTTCTAATGCTTCCCGAAAGCTCGAAACTACGCTTCGAGCACCTGAAACGATGTTATATAGTGCATCCTGGAAAGGATCTCCCAGGGCTCGAATAAGCTCCGGGATCTCGCGTCCTGTAAGGCTGCGGAGCTGCTTGCCGGCTGATTTCATCGAGGCTTCATAAATTCCGGCATTACGCGACCCTTCCAAAAGCACAGCGTTTAGAGCCGCTTGCATTTTATCGTTAGCCGTTAGGGCTTCGGTCGATTTCCCCACTTCATCAGCATAGCGTTTGAAACTATCTTGCAGGTTGATATTCAGCCCAGCCGTTCGTAAAACTTCAGTGTTATAGGTCTGGATACCATAAAGTATGTGATCGAGCTCTTCCGAGCTGTCTTTCATCGCCAGGACAGCCGTATCTTGTGCGACTCTGGCGAGATCCGCAGCTTTCGCTAGATCAAGCTCGTACCTGGTGAACTGCTGCACAAGATTTTGTGCAACATCCGTTCGGATACCATAGTCCTTCACCTTGCCGATAAGCGCGTCCATTTCATCAGCTGTTTTGCCGGCTCTCGAGCCCAGAAGATAAACCACCTGATTCATTTCCTGAACTCGGGCAGAGCTCATTATCGCTTCGGATCCAACGTTTCGGATCCCGCCGATGAAATTCCGAACTGCGTTAAAAGCAACATTGCCCAGGGTAGCACCGAAACCCAGGGCAACCGAACTCGCAAGCGATAGACCTTTATTAGCGACTCCTGCCGATGGTCCGATCTGCCTTATTTGATCGTTGGCAGCCTTCATATCCCGATAGAATCTATCGGATCCTTCGGCTACTAGCTGCACACCCGTTCGTTTTAGACCCATTTATCGCCTTCGCCTTGGAGCCCTGGGGGGCATACTAGACCCCTTCGAAGCTCGCTTAGATTTCTTAGCGGAATCACGCGCCAAAACATTTTCGATTTTTCTTTCCATTCGATAAAGCTGCAAGATCAGCGCCTGTTGCTGCCCATCGAGATCGAAATACTCTTCGATCTTGTAATGAGCCCAGACAGCAGCCAGGCATTGTTCGGCAAAAATCGAATAAGAGATCCCGGATCCCCGGACTCTCTCTCGGAAAAGATCCCGACCCTGATACTTAGCTTTTTAAGGTATCTTGGGCGGCCTCCAATGCCGGCCCGCTTATTCCAGATCTGCTTAGAATGGCTTCCAAGAGCTCTTGAAAATCTTCGTTCGTTCCCAGGGCGATATAGCAAATGTAAACGTATTGATCGTTATAGGGAATATCTACGCCTAGCTCTTCTTGCCACTCTTTTCGCAGCTCTTTGACATCCGCCTTCATTTCATCGGTTAAGTCAAGGTGGACCCCTCGCCGTAGCACCATGCGATTAGTCCGATCGGTAACTTCTTCTTCGTAATACTGAAGAGCGATCTTATAATCCGGGTGAGCTGCGTTCGGCTCTTCTACGATCTTCCCATCCCCATAATCAACCTGCTGCGTGGGAGGCTGGGGCTTTATGACCGTGTTTCGGATCTCGAGCGCCAAGAGCGGGGATACTTTGCGGATCATTAGGACCGCGCCGGTATCCTTCACGGTATGAGGGGTGAGCGGATTAACTTTTGTGCCCATTTATCAACTCCATTTCAGATAGATAGTAAGATCGCCTGGGGAATCGGATCGCGCCGACTCACCGATCCCCCAGGCAGCGAAACAACCGTTATACAACGGCTGCCACACCTAAAAGTAAGATTCCATCGGTGCCGTCACCTGCCAGACCTGCCAGAGCGATATTATTCGCTGCAATCCCGTTCGATCCTTCAGGGTAAGCAATCCGGCTGATATAGTCAACCGTTGGAAAATTGTTAAGCCTGGGGCTGGTGTTTGTCCAACTCTTTCCACCATCCCAGGTTGCCCAGATACTGCCGGCTGGGGCTGCTGATCGATGAGCAAAAAACCCGACTTCATCATTCACCCAAACGATATCATCCACCTGGCCGGCTCCATCGCCTGGGAACTCGTATTGCACCCAGCTTTCACCTTGGGTCAAGCTATACCATAGATTCCCAGCGGAATCCCCAGCCCAGAAGCGATCCTGGTCCAGAACTCCAATTGCCAGAATGTTCGAAGCCGAAGGCGCGGCCGTGGTAGTGGCAAACGTAGCGCCGCGATTCAGACTCAGTACAACCGCTCCATTATCGCCGCCGATCAGGATCACATTATCGGCCGCTTTCACCCGATTCAGATCCTCGCTTGTCGCATCGCCAGCTGATACAACGGTAACGCCGTTCAGGATGTTTGTAGACTTGTAGATATATCCACCATCCCCAACGAACCATACTTCCCGAGCGGATAGGACAAAGAAATCCCGAGGGGTGCCAGCTGCAACGATCCCGGTTGTAACCTTCGTGAAGGTGCCAGGAACGCCGGTCTTTCGATTGATCGTGGCATAGTAGTAAGCATCTCCATCCGAAAGAACTACCAGATATTGACCCACGACCCCGATAGCGATCGCGTCCTCGGTCGCTCCGATTCCATCGATGTTAACACTTGACCAGTTATTACCACCGTCAACCGAATAATGAACTTCCGAGGGAAGCCCAGGGCTTCCAGCACCGCTTGACTTGGAGCAAGCATAGATATAGTCGCTGGAATTGTCACATTGGCAGGAAACTAGACTTCCAAACGTGACTCCAGTAACTTCCCGATCAATCAACGCCGCAGCTTCAGCGCCGAACGCCAGGGCTCCAACTGGATAGATATCACCCAGCACAACCGAGATCCCGTCCTGGATAGCTTCGTCTGCGTCCATCTGAGTCCTGGTACCCAGGTCTTTGTCAGTAATGATCGCATTGGAATAGATCAGGACATAATCGGACCACCCGCCAAGGAAATCCGAAAGATCCCTGCAATCCCCGGTGAGCTCGTAGACATTCAGGATACAACCTTCCTTCAGAAGCTGCCGGGGGATTCCGCCGTGTTTCTCGAGCATATTCAGGGTAGCGTTTGCCAGATCCGGGGGTGAGATCTGGCGACCGACCAAGCGATAGGCACCCTGCCGGCGATGATCTGGCACATAGATAGGATCAACCCCGCCACTCTCAGGGTCTGATACACCATCGATAAACAGATATTGGGCATCCTGGCCGGCATACTTTACGTCAATATTAGGGCGTGGACCGCCGAACTGGATAAAAGCCCTCTTGTGTTTAGAGGTAATGACCTCATCAGCATTAAGATTCGTCATTGCTAGACTCCTTTACCGATAAATAAGACCGATTAGAACGTAACCGCTGGGACCATCCGCCACGACTTGACGAAATCCCAGGCGTATAAGTGACCCCTACGGGTGCCGAATGGATTACTGAAATTCGCCGTGGGGGTATAAGATTCGCCGGCCGGTCCTCGAGTGGTGGAGGTATCGAACTGCCAGCGATACAATTCACGATTGGCTTGATCGCAGGCACAAATCCGCTCTTCGAGCTCTGCCATAGCCAACCTGGCGACCGCCTTCTGGAAATCCCGGCGCATTTCTCCGTTTTCCAGGGGGAAGCCGGCTTGATAACGTACCTGGGCGCGGGCGGGTGGATAACAGGCACCCCAGGACGCTTGCTCCCATTGTGAAGTATTTGTGTTATAGATTGCCCTTCCGAAATATAGGATCCCTTCCCGATCGTGCCGAATCCCAGCTCGAGCTATACCATAAGCCAGGGCTGCCGGATCCGCTTCGGCGCTGTTGAAATTAAGAGTCGTACTCCCACAAGCCCACATCGGGTATGGGTCTGTTTCCCAGATCAAAAGAGCATGGCAATCCGTGATCGCTTGACCTGCAACATCTGTATAATGCCGGTAGATCTCAAGCGTGGTAACGAAATTGTTTGCATCGGTTGCGTCCAAGGCGCTCGAACTCGTTTCATACGAAACTGGTTTCACGATCTGCCAGGTCTTGCCCTTGATTGTGCAGGTGCCGGCCGAAATGGTGATCGTGAGCGGGTGAATACGATACTTGCTCGAAACCGCTTCGGAATCGATTCGATTGGCTGCTGCGAAATATGCTTCGATTTCGTCTGTATCTGTGAGAGCCGTAGCGAATGAAACCGTAAAGACCTCGTTGACTCCATCCCCATCAGGATCTGATAGCACCACGTTTTCGGTGCCCAGGAGGGTAAGCGTTTCTTTCCCGAACTCTCGCAGATAGCCTTCCGAGGCTCGAAGCTCTCTCCAATTTCCCCCGGCTTGCTGGGCTGGGCTCATATTCCACAACCCAGGATTGTAATAACGGGGGATATTCAGGATCTCTTCTTTCCAGTGGGGGGCAGGTGAGAATCCCATTTCTCGAGTCATCATGGATTCAGCATTTTCGATCGCTTCCAGGATATCTTCCCGGCCGGCTGCGTTGGTCGATTGCCAGGCATATTTAAATACGGCTGTATTACATGCGCTGGTGATCGGAAACGAACTCCCACCCAGCCCCCAGAAGTGCCAGGGGTGATATCCGATGATCTTTCGAAATTGCTCGAGCGACAAAAGAGTCATGTTGCCTCACTTATAACCGCAACTCCGCCGGCGATCGCCAGCCAATGGGCAATAATGCACCTGGGCTTTCGATAAGCAACGAGCGCGGCCAGTAGGGATATCCAGAACGAAACACACAAAACACAATGGAATCCCCTACCTATCCAAGACTCTTGACTCAGCTTCCCGCGGAATCGTGTAAATATATCCGCCGGTCCATCTTCCTGAGTGATCATCTTGGATAGGCGATAAACTCCAAGAGTAAGGATCAGCAGCCGATAAAAACTACGCATCTAGAATCTGGCGAATATCAGCGACCGTAAAAGCGCCGTCTTTGCCGCTTCCGATCTGTCCTTGTATCTCCAGAAGGACTCCCAGATTGTTTTCAGCAGCCAGCTTTTCAGCAGCTGGGGAAGCGAACTGAACTTCCAACTGATCACCTTCCAGTTTTGCCAGCTCCGCTTCGAGTGCTGCATTTTCAGCCTCGAGCTCTTCATCGGTCATCTGGATTGGTGCCGGCTCTTCTGCCTCGATAGCCGTAGGCGTGGACACCCCCAGAACTCGGAATCCTTCCAGCCCGAGAAAAACGTCCACATCTTCCGGGTGCACATCATTAATCCGCTCGATCGGGTTATTCCCGAAGCGATACGATCGGCCGGATCTCCCAAAATAGGTCACTCCGCCGACTCTCACGCCGGAATACTCAATCCGAACGAATCCGCTGCCCGAAGATACCGATCTGGGCGCTGCCTGTCCATCAAATTCTCTTTTTGCTTCCATAACTGCATTACCTCCGTTTCCACAACCTCCACATGACATTTTATTGCCTCCAATGTGCTTTCCCTGGATCCTGGCTTTTAGCGCCGGGGAAATGGATTTGGCGCGTTTGCGCCTGGATCCAGTATCAACCCTATACACTAGCAAAGGTTCGGGAACTCGCTTCCCACATAAACCATTGCTTACTAGCCCTAAGAACAGATCCCAATCTTCCCATGCCGGCAGATTTTCATCGAAACCGCCAAGATCTTCGAAAGCCGATCGTTCGATCAGGCTGGTTATTGGGATAGGTAAGAGCTCTGAATAGCTCTCACAATCGAACTCGGGTGCCTTATGGATATCCTTCCCGGTCACCCAATCGCTATACACGAAATAGCCTTCCTGGCTTGCTGACAGGAGCTTGTTTAGTGCATCAGGAGCCAGGTAATCATCAGCATCTAGAAATAAGATCCAAGGCGCTCGAGCATGTTTAGCGCCCAGGTTTCGAGCTGCCCCAGCGCCCAAGGTGCCGGCTGTTTCGAACTGCCTGGCGAATGGGAATCGGTAAGGCGCTCTTGATAGATCTAGTTTTTTACCCGTATCGTTTACAGTGATCAACTCCCAATTTCGGAAGGTTTGACCCATCAGCGATTCGATTGCTGAACTCGCCAGGTAAGCATGATCAGGACCGATCGGGATAATCACCGATATATTAGGCTGGGAATAGGACTGTATTTCTGGCGCTCGATCCGTGGGCACTCCCAGGGGGAAGATCCTATCTCTCATCCAGGGCTTCCAGGCGTCAATCGGCTTATATTTCTTTGTCTTGCTTGCGCTGCCTGGGTGCGCTCGATACTCGAAAAGATTGGCTTTTGTGATCCTTCGAGCCGTAAAGCCTGTACTTAAGCCATTGGTCCAAAACTCCGCATCTTCACCCGGGGCGTATTCCTGGCGATATCCACCCGCTCGGATCCACATCTTACGCCGAAACATGGCAGCCGAAGGAACGCAGTTATAAGGGGGATTGTTGGGGGTGCTCTGGACTTTCCAATCAAAAGCCGGAGGCCAGGCATCGTAAGGCTCGTTTGTCCCATCCGCTTTGATAAAGCATAATCCAGTGTAGGCGATTCCCAGCTGCGGATCTTCCAGAAGAGCTTGCCGGCAATGAGCAACAAACGATTCGCCCAGCCGATCATCAGCATCTAGGCACACAACGAAATCGGCGCTAGTCATACCGATTCCCATATTCCGAGCTGCTGCAACCCCCCGATTTTTTGTGTCTACAATTCGAACTCTGGGATTCTCACCGAATCGAGCCTGAAGGATCGCCAGGCTGTTATCGGTGCTGCCGTCATCGATCACGACTATTTCTTCGACCGGATAACTCTGGCGAAGTACACTTTCAACGGCTTCAGCGACCCATTTCTCATAATTATGACAGGGTATGACAACTGCCACGGATCCGGTGTCCCGCTTGCCGGCTGAACTCCGATATAAATCAGCGTATTGACCGATCACGTTCTGCCAGGAATAGAGCTCCGCTTTCGCTCGGGCTGCCTGGCTGAACTGCCGGCGCTTATCTATGATCCGATGATACCCATCTTCCAGAGCATCATAATCGTATGGATCTACCAGAATCCCTTCGACCCCACTGGTAACCAGATCTCGGGTGCCTCCCCAATCGAAACCCAGGACAGGAACGCCGGCCGCCATAGCTTCGAGGGTGCCTATCCCGAAGGTTTCCTTTGTGGTCGCAAGATAAACTTGCGCCTGGTGAATGATCCGGCGCATGGTATCCCAATCCTGCCGCCCTAAGAGCCTGAAATCCCCATCCTGGGCGGCCTCTTCCGGTGCAAACGTACTCCAAACCGGAATATTACGCTTAGAAAGGACATACGCCGGCATAGGATCGCATACATCAGCCGAACGATTCTTATTCCATAGCACGAACTTACCACGCTTTTTCTGGGGCTCCCAATCTTCCAGGTCAATACCGTGGCCGATCACCTGCGGATTAAGCAGCATATCCCGCCTGAAGGGCATTGAAACCCACTCGCTGGGCACCGAAAAGGCTTCTGCCTGGCGAATGGCTGCAATGATTTCAGTATTAACCGAAGTATGCCAATTGGAGTAATTTCCAGATCCTGGATCACCGGTCCAATAAAGACCGTGGCAATGAATCACATCGACTCGCTGCCCGAACGTCTGGGTATGGGCTGCGATAAGATCCGCTTTCCTGGGATCTTCCACCAGCTGGATATCGAACTCTGGCAGGTGTTTATATTGCGCCATGACCACCCGCCCGATCCCCGAGGCCGGATCTGATTGCTCAGGCGTGGGATAGAGCCGGACTCTCATGGGCCACCTCGTAAATATCTTGATATTTCCCAACGGTTTCGCTTAGAACGTGGACCACATATTGGATAGCATCAGGATCTAAGGCGTGATGACACCCAACATAGAAGCCACACTCATAAACCCAACGGCTGATCGGATAGTTTTTCCAGCCAACATCTTTATAAGCCGGCTGCGATAGCAGGGGAAGCATATCTCGAGTCTCGATCTGAGCATCTGCCAACTCTCGCATAACTACATCTTTTGGCAATCGGAGCGTAAGAATCGGATACATCATCCAGGCATGACCGTTACCATCCATAACCTGGGGGATCCTGAAGCATGGTCCAGCCCAATTGTTGATTATTTTCAGCCCAGCGCCCAGGTGTTTAGCGTTCCGGTTTCGGATCCTGAGCATGTAAGACCAATTCTCGAGCTGTGCGAGCCCGATCGCAGCTTCCAGCTCCGTAATCCTGAAACTATGACCGATCGATCCGAAGCTGAACTGCCTATTTGGTGCCGGCTGCGGAGCGAAATTCTCGCCTGGGTTAAGGTGATCGATCTCGAGCCCATGATTTACTAAGGATCTCATTCGAGCTGCCAGGTCTGGATTATCCGTGATCGAAAAGCCGCCGACTCCGGTTGTCAGCAGGTGGGCGTTATAGGTCGAAAAGCATCCGATATCCCCCCAGGAGCCACAAACCCGCCCATAATGAGCTACGAACATCGTTTCGCAACTGTCCTCGATGATCTTCAGACCATATTTATCTGCCAGGAAGGCAATTTCGGTCATATTTGCCATTTGCCCAAACAGATGTACGGGAATAACGGCTTTCGCCCTGGGGTGCTTCTTTATGGCTGCCTCGAGCTGCTGCGGATCCATGTTATAAGTATCCGCTTCGATATCCACAAACACCGGGGTAAGCTGATTATGAATGACAATATTTGCCGTAGCAACGAACGTTGTAGCCGGAACGAAAACTTCAGACCCATCTTCCCAGCCGTGAAGCTCTTTTAGCGCCTGTAAAGCAACTAACAGGCTGGATGTGCCTGAATTGGAGAGAATTGCATAATCTCGCTGGTGAATACTGGCGAATTTCTGTTCAAACTGTAAGGACTTGGGACCGTAAGAGATCCACCCGGAATCCAATACTTCATTGATCAGCTCACGCGTTCGATAATTAGCTTCGAACGTGCCCAGCGTGACCCTATGCGGGGACTGTTGCAAATAGCCCATTTAATAACCCCTTATTCGTCAACTCTTCCAGATCCCGAAACAAGATCTCTGGGACCTGGTATCCACCGTCCAGAGCCAATTTCCCGAACTGGATTGCAATCAGGTATTTTATTGGCGCCTGGCGGGTGCCCAGGATCAGCGCGCTATCGTTATTCATTCTGGCGCTGCCCATGATTTCAACATCATGGGGGGTTTCATTGGGAAGAACGTATTTTAGAAAAGCATCCTTTCGCCAGATCCCGGCTTGCAAGCTCAGGGCATAAGGAACTGGACTTGTGTTACTGATTAGATCGATTTCGTCTAGATATCCAAAGTTATACACGCCAGCAGCATAGAGCCGGTCGGTTGTAAGATCGATCCTTGCAATCGGGGGAGAGTCGTTCAGCAACTCCCATAATCTCACGATCTGCCCATGATTTACCTGCCGAACGATCCAAAAATCATCCATCGTATAGATAAAGGCTTCATCTTTCACCAAGGTTTCAACTGCCAGCCTGGCAGCGTTTGACCATTTACCCAGGGGATAATCTTCGAACTTCCCGATAGAATGGAAGCGATGGGGTTTCGGGATATCGAACTCTGGGGGTGTAAACCCTACGAAATCGACCGGATGACCCCAATATTTGCTATGCAGGTGGATAAACGCCGGCAGAGCTGCCAGGTGTTTATCGGATGTAAAACACAAGATACGCATAGATCGATCCTTCCCCCAGGGCTGGATAGTATGGGCACATCTTCCAGCCCCGAGGGATTAAGTAAGGAGATAACCAGAGCCCTATTAGCTGGTTGGCGAATAGAAGCTCGGACCGTAAATATCGCGAGTGGTGCGCCCACCGTCCACGTAGAAGGAACCATCAGGATCCCAATCGCGCTCGTGAGCAACTGGCGTGTATTTACAATTGGTTAACCTGGCTGCAATATGAGGCGTCAGAAGCATAATCCGGGGCTCAGTCTTGCCCAGATACTGAACACAGAAGTTATTCGGGGGCTTCTTATGCCACAGGAAGCGGCCGCCATCGCTCGAGAAGTACGAGTCAGCTGGTGCCATTGCTCGAGCGGATTCCATCGCTCCGCCTGGCATGTCATAATCGACATGCTCGAGATAGGTAACGGGGGTGCCACCCAGGACGGTTAAGGGGACGAAATACATTGGGGCAGAAAACGAACTGCCGGCCAATGGGGTTTCGGTGACCGAGTCATCCAGCACAACCGGGATCTTTTTCCCATCGCACAACAGATATTCACCGTTTCGCATATCATCCCGGAAGTCGATCATCCATTGGGTGTCAACGCTCTGAGCCTGGCTTTCCGAGAAATAACCACTCTGGCAGCGATAAGTAGCGTAAGCGCAAGGCCAGATCTCGGAGAGCTCATAAAACATTGCCCAGGGCATAGAGATTACCCACTGGACCGGATCCAACCCAACCCGGCTTGACAGGTGCTTCAGGTTGCGGAGGATGTTCGTAATGTGCCGAACGTAAGTCGTGCCGTTGGTGTTGATCTCGAGGGATCCCATGCTGCGAACGATCGAGTCAGCAGCTGGGCAGGCGATTCCGCTTTCAGCGTCACGATATCCGGTGTTGATCAGGATATCAAGCCCGTAGAAGTATTTGCGACCTCCGCCGGCCGTGTTATTCGTGGGATTACCAGTATAGGCTTCCCTGGCAAAATCACGCGACCAAGCGACTCCCATCTCGAAAAACGCCTTCCCCAACTCCGTATTAAGGACATTGTTCGAAGCGCCTGCGAAACCCGGAAAAGCTGGGACGTTCTGCATGGTGCCGCCCTGGAAGGGATTGCCCATGAACTGAAGATCGGTATTATCGGAACGATTCACGATCAGACCCATCCGGTCGATTTCGAACACACGGCTCATTCGTGATTGACGGCCAAAAACAAACGAGTGCATACAGAGCTTGGATAGACCTGCGACCGGGGGATCATCACAGACTCCCGTAGGCTCGGAACCGCTGGTATCCGTAACCCCGGTGAAAAGCCCGAAAAGGGGTGTTTGCTCTCGAGAAGCGCGAACGGGTAACATTGCCTGTAAGCTCTTCTGGGGCAGCACCATTGCATTAAAGACCGGCCGAGACAAACCGGGATAACTGAACAGACCGCCGTAACCATGGCCGTAAACCGTGGTAGGCGTTGAGCTGGGTACATCTTTCAACCCAACTTTTGGCAGCTGAGACAAGATTTCCTTGGTCAGCATTGCATAATCGATATCAGGCATGACAAGACTCCTTTACCAATAAGATAAACCGATAAGACCAGCGGGCAGGGGGCGACCTGTTACCCCTCTTGCCCTAACAAAAAGTTTGTAAACTCGGGATCCCAGCCTGGCTGCTTCTGCTGATTGCCGTCTTTTTCCCGGACTGTCTCGGAATCCTGGGAAGCTCGATAGCCGGCTTTCTTTGTCATTCTGGGCGCTCCGCCGTCCAGATCATCGACTCGGGTGCTGATCTGGGTAATTCGTGACGCGAGATCTTCGGTCGCTTCTTTCAGAGCCGCCAAGGTATCATCCTTCGTGGTCTGTGCCGTCTGAAGCTCCTTTACCGCGTCAAACAGAGGGGTAACGGCGCGGGTCATTGCGTCCACCATGAGGCCGGCAAAATCATCTGGTGCCATATCTCCAACGAATGGTCCCAGGTTATCCAGATCCTCTTCGGTTTCCACAATATCTTCGACCTCGAACTCTTCCTCTTCGTGCTTTTCGGAAATCTCGGGCGCAACTTCCTCTTGCACATCTTCCCCGGCTTCTTTCGTCCGGGCTCCCACAGCTTCGGCCTCGGCTTGCTGCTTTTCAGCAGCATCGATGACGGCTTTCACCATCTCTTCATCTCCGCCCAGGATCTGCTTAAGGGCTTCCAGTTTTTCTTTTACCATAACAGACTCCTTTCCTACAATTACGGGTATGGCAGTATAGGGATTCGCAGCCCTGCCGTTGGGTAACAAGGAACGCTCGAAGCGATGAATATTATCGAACTCACCCTGGGCGTTGGGCTGGCTTGCTGGGTGAAAAAACCCCAGCGAAACTTGCAGATTGCCGGCCTTCCTGGCAACCTTCCGCGCTATGTTCGGATCGTGAAACGTGCCCGACTCGATCAGGATCCGATCATGCAGAGCTGAATAATCGCAGGTGCCAATATCCAGGCCAGGCCCCGGCGATAACGTGCGAGGGTCGGGCGTCCCAACATGCTTCCCGATCCTCGAAAGCGTTTGAACTAAACAGGATCCAACGATAATCACCACTGGAATCCTTCGTGATAATGATATTGCTCTGATCGAAGCTCTTGGTACCCATATCCAGGTAGCCGGCTGGTGCCATTTTGTCCCAATTCAGGGCAGCCGTAAGGCTTTCAGGATCCACCTTCGACCAATCTGGCTTCTTTTTCGTAAGTTTAGGAACTGATTTCGTCATAGCATAGCCCCTTGCCCAGCTGGGACAGTAGTAGGAATTTCAACGGGTATCGCTTCGGGCTGATCAGGGATAAGTCGATCCAGCAACCCAGATCTACCCAGATCAAGATCAATCATCGTACTTTGACCCGTAGGAACTGCGCTCGATACCAGATTGGCATACTTGCGGAAAAACTCTCGCATGACCTTCGGAGATCTCGAGACTCCATCGAAATAACTCAATAGCCGGCGCTGATCAGCGTTCAGCTCCGATTTCCATAAGGATCCTTGCGCTAGATAGTCCTGAACTGAGATCCCATTTTCTCGCAGCCTGGCTAACATATCTATCGCCTTAGCGAAATCCTTAGCGAGCGATAGATCCTTTTTCCTTCGACCGGTCCGAACGAGATTTTCAGCCTTGGCAATCTGGGGGAGGGAAGCGGATAAGGCGCTTTCAAAATTCTTTATGCCGCTATCCAGGCTTTCCAGGAACGTATCCGCCAGGCGCTGCCCAGCTTCCCCAGGAAATACCTTCGAGAAGATAGCAGCCTTAATTCGCCATAGACCCATCCGATTCAGGCTTCCATCTTCCCGTAGGATGGAGGCACGTTCGTTTGTGTCCAGAGATCCAACGAACTTCGAAACGAAACTGCTGTTCTGCCGGCTGCGGAGCGCCTGGTCGATTGTTTGCTCTTCCCCAACTGATAAAGTGTCAAGCATCCCGCTCGAGATCCTGGTAGTATCTTCGATCGCCAGCTCGAGGGGTGACATATCGAGCCCAGGGCGTTTGTTTGACTCCCTGGCGAACTCCACTCGATCGATCCCCTTGTCCACCCGCTCGCGTACTAAGATCGGATCCTTGATTCCCTCGATATCCTTGGGGGTCAAGCCGGCCTCTGCCAGGTGCTCTTTTAGCGAACTCTGGTATTTCTGCCAGTTATCGGAATACATTTCTTTCGCCCTGCGGAGCGCCAGGATCCGCCCGTTCCCAGCTTCGACCATGTTATCTTCCCCAACGATCATCGGTCCTTTGTCCAGGGTATGGAAATCTGTCAGCAAGGCTTCGGGATTCAGCTCTTTTGCTATCTTATCGACCTGCTGCTCGGAGGCTGCACGTTCTCGCTTCCTGGGCTGCAATTCCTGAAGGTAATTCGGATTGACTTCCCCGGCTGCGTTATTGCTTGCGATCGCATCTTCCAGGCTCATAATCCGATATTTCAGCTCGTAAGACTTGTTGGGATCCGCTCCGAAAGCCTGGGTGGTTTGCCCGTATTTCGTGGGGTATTTTGCCCCAGCCTCGGAGCGAGATTTTTTCAGCTGCCGTTTCGCTTCTAAACGTGCTCGGGCAACCCTGGCTTTGCTTTGCCCAGCCAGGCCGGCCGCGTCAATTGCTTTATCCAACTCATTCAGAGCTGCTATTCGTTCCTTGGGATCCTTGATCTTCTCGATCTTCTGAAGCCTAGATCTTACGGCTATTTGTGCCTGGTGAAGCTCTTTCGGCAGCCCTCCCCGCCCAGAAAATCGCTTTTTGAACTCGGACCACTCTTCCCCGCCCTGCTGCCTGGCGATACGGCGCATCCGTGAGAAGCTGGCACCCTGGCCGTAGCGCCAGCCGTGGCGTTCCTGGGGGTGCTGGCCTGGTAGGTGCTTATATTCCATCAGGATCAGCAACTCTTCCGGGATCTCGGGATTGCGAAAGTCCTTAAACATCGGCAGCCCGGACGTAGTATCCGGCTTCGGGATCTGGGATCCGAGCGGTGTACCTCCCAGGTTTAGGTTTCCAGAAAATTTCATCGGGATCTGACCCCAGCTTTCCAATTCCTGAAGCATAGGCGCTCGCTGCTGTATGAGCTCTTCGATCCGGTCGGTGATCTTTTTCAACTGCCCCCAGGTGTAAGAGCTCTTCTTTTCCCGATAGTCGTTTGTAAGATCGTGGATTTCCTGGTTTATGGCATTGATCTTATTGGCTGTCTTGGTCCATAACCAGCGTTTGGTCGGATTCCCAATATGCTTCGGTGCTTCCTCGCTCATTAGATAAGACGGTCGATCGCCTCCCCCGCCAGATCCTTTATTCGGTGCGTGTCTCATTTGATCATGCTGGCCTGGAAGATGTTTCAATCGCCAGAATGGGATCCGAAATCGGTTGAATAGAGCCCTCATAGCTTTTTCAGCAGCTGTAACATAAGCTGTTAGAACCGGCTTTCCACCTTCCCCCATTAACTCGAGCACATTATCTTCGAAGAGATTTTCGTCAAAAGTGTATTTGTTTTTATAAGTCTTGATCAGCTTGTCGAATTGCTTCTGTCCCAGGTCCAAAACCTTCTGAAGCATATCGAAATCTGGCTGCCGGCGCAAATAAACCGCCATGTGATCACCTTGCCAGACGAAACGAACAATTTCGCCGGCAAACATCCCCAAGGTGAGCTTGGGGGTGATCGGTGTCAACTCGTTGGCAGCTTTCAGCAGGTGTTCTTTCACCTTGGGACTATTCGAGCTCTTGTTTACGTTATCGATAACCCGCTTCTTTGCGACCTCGAAATCCACTTTCCCGGTCGCAAATTCTTCTAGTGCTTGTTTGTTTTCTGGGACATAGCGCAGTAATCCAGGCAGCTTCTCTTTTTGGAAGAGAGCCAGGTTATCAGCGAGTCTTACGGATGATCCGTAAGGATCTTTGTCGAAATCGATATTCGTATCTGCATGAGTCGCTATCATGTGCCCAACCGATTCCGCAACCTCCCCACCCAGCGCCTCTTCGACCATTGGCTTGATATTCTCTTCGTAATGCTGCTTACTCCAACGCGGGTGACCTTCATCCAAAAAAGCCCGGCTGGGATCCGTGAGATATCCGGTATCGTGGAAGATCGTAGCGATCGCCACGCCGGCCAATTGATCGGTTGAGTCCTCCATTGGGTGCTGCTGCAACATTTCGGTTGCAAAATTCAGATTCCCGCCAATATGAGCCATACCGTGATCACCCAGCACCCGCCCGAGGCTTTCAACTTCCTGGGCGATTAGTGCATCGGTCGACTCCATGCCGATTTTGTAGCGCAGCTCTTCGGATACGCCTTGCAGGTCTAGCAGCTGATCGAGCCCGGTTGTCATGGTTTCGATCTCGGAATAGGATTGCTCGGGTATTAGATCCTTGGCACCTGCCAGGCGTTCAGCCATGGTTTCACGAACTTTACCTGCCTTAAAGGCTGGGCGTTCCCCCAGGTCTGCCAGGATCTCGTTTTGATTTTTATAGATCCCCTCGATTGCATTGGCTTGTTTATCCCGCTCCGCCTCGCTCAGTTTTTCCCATTCGTCTTTCCTGGCTGGGATATCCATCTTATCCCACCGGCTGGGCTCGAAATGGGCTTCCATCGGCTCCATTTCAACGGCTGGCTTTTCATCCTGGGCGCGCTGATCGGTGGGCTGGGGCTTCTGAGCTGCCCTTCCGGTAGGACTATGCGTACTCTGATCATGTTGACCTGGAAGATGTTTCGTTCGCCAGAGAGGCCGGCGCTGAAGGATTGGCACAATCCCGAGATCTTTTGCCTTCGAAGCATAAATAGCGCGCAGCTGCCGGCTTGCCATTCGCTTAGATAGCGGCTTTTCGCTATATCGCCTCCCGTTGTCGTCTACAACGTAATAGCCGCTTTCAGTCTTTTGTATGTGCCATGGCATGAGTCAACTCCAAACAAAAAACACCCGGATACTAGAAAATCCTGGGTGCCAATGTCCAGACTGTCCGACCTTATGCCGGCCTGGCGAACTCGCTTCACGTTGGGCTATTTCGAATATTACCCTATATTCACAATTTCGTAAATATAGTAACGCTCTCCCTCTGGGCGTTTTTCCCGCCGCAGGTGTACTTCAGTGCCGTCATTAAAGCGCCAGGCAACCAGCAGCCCGTTTTCATCGCTGCCGATCCGCCTTGATTTTGTCGTTGATTTTTCTAGATCGGTCAAGAGTGTAAGAGCGTGATCGCTACTCATCCCTACTTCCAGCTGGCTTAGACTCATCGTTTGCCTCGTTATTTGTTGCCGGCCGCCAAACACACATCCCGCCGCAGCTCTGGCAACGAAAAGTAGTGGTAAAGAGAAGTACGATCGGTCCAACCGTCAAGATCTGCCCATCGCTTTCCCCCAGCACGATTTTACAAGACCTGCACTTATACGGTTTCGATAACATTATGAAACCTCAGCATCGATCGCACGTTGGAAGATCGTTGGGAGTCGTGGCTGCCACTTCTTTATGATCTCTTCCGAGAACTTCCGAGCCTTTATTCCTGGGCGTGGTTTGCGCTTGTTTATAAATGCCCTTCCCCCCCGCCCTGGGTAAGAAGCAATAACCCGAACGACTGTTTTAGCCTTAAAATCAGGCGTCATTGTAGCATATCGAACTCGGGTGCCGCCTGAAACGAAACGATAGATCCGATTTTCAGTATAGATCAGGCGCTGCCCAGGCTCACGCCGAATAAAAAAACGCGGCCTACGCCGCCAGGTTTGAGTAGTAACATCGAAATCGATCTTGATATCCAGCGCCGAAGCGTCCAGGGCGTTGTTTACAGCTCTTTCAATAGCTGCCGGATTACCAAGTAATTCCCTGGGAATAATCGCTTGCACACGTAAGCGCATTAGTAGATCCTATCAGGATCGCTTTCGATTTCCAGATCGCCCGATACTTCACCCGGAAAGTATTCCTGAAGATCTTTGATCAGCTCGAGGTCCAGGTAGGGCACGTATCCTTCAGGAGCAAAATTTTCGGCAACCATCATAATTTCAGCCTGAAAAATATCGGATCCGCCCTCGATTGTGACGTTCAGACTTTCAACGGTGATCGTAACATCTTCCCCCGTTGGGGGCTCTTTGGTCTGTAATTTGATCATTGCCAGCCTCCCAGATCCATTCTATCACGATTTTTTCGAACTGTAACCGTGAATAATATCCACGATCAGCCGGAAATATTCGGGATCCTCTTCTGCCAGCGTGGCGGGATAAGTGCAAAGGTATTGTAAGCCGCAGGACAGGATCTCCGTTGTATTATAGCCGCTGCCGTCATAGATCTTGCCCATGTACTTGTCAATAAACTTGTCTCGCTTAAACTTTTCATTTCGCATCGCTGAATCGCTGAAATACTTCGGCTGTTCTTTGTGGGTGCGTTGATCGAAGAACTCAAGCGTTCGCTTCAGGATCCCAGGATCTCCCATTTCGATTACGTGCCCCATCTCATGCCAGATCTGATCTCGAGTAAACCTATAATTAGAGTCGTGGCTGTAATAACGATTTCGGGTACCCAGCCGCTCGATATAGATCCCATTATATACATCGCAATAGCTTCGGTTTTCTGTACCGTTTACGTAAATATGCCCGAACTTAGGACCAACCGGAATCACATCCCGATCGATAATCGATCGCAGCTCTCCGATCGCCTGGTGAGCATCAGCCTTTTTTATCACATACCACGATTCGCCGGCTGGACTTGCTTTTTCCCCTATTGACATCATAGTATCTTTATCCAGCCTGGGGACCAAGTAATCTTCAGTAAGCGGATTGTCAACTCGCAGATAATTTTCTATGATGTAATCGGTCGCTTCGAAATTGCGCTTAGATTTTGCCCTAGCGTCATCCCAGGCGCGCTTATATTCAGCTGCCCAGGCCGGATCCTCATGCAACATTGGATCGTTGGTTTGTGCTACATACAATTGATTCCAATACTGTTGTGCTTCCCGATCTTCATCCCGGAATTGCTTCCGAACGTCCAGGATTGCCAGGCGTAGATCCTCCGCAGAATTGAAACGCTGTTTTATTGGCTTCGGCTGCCGCTCTGGCTTCGTTGGCATCAGCTCGGGAAAAGATCCTTCTACACCGACCAACTCTTCGAAGCCCAGCTGCCCAGGTGCCGGCTTTGCCTGGAATTGATCCCCACCTGCCCAGCGCCCATGTGTCTTTTGGTCATGTTGACCTGGCAGGTGTTTTATTTCAACTTCGAAAGTGGAGCTGACAGAATTGACCAATCCCCCAGCTGCTGCCCCGATCGATCGGCTGCGGAGCTCATTCGTAAGCGGATCCATAGCTTCTTTCGCCAGGATCTGCGCCAGGCGCAAGAGCTCCGTATCGCTGAACTTACGGGTATTCTGCCGGCCAACCCTGTAAATCTCGGAAATAACCGGTCGATTGTCTTTCGAACTCCGATAGACCGCCTGGGACATTGCCCGAATCACTCGCTCGAGCCCTGGGCGTCCTTCCAGCCCATCCAGGAAAGAGTCGTCCGAACTCGATCCCCGCTTGCCATGGGTCTTTTGATCGTGCTGCCCTTGCAGGTGCTTCCGGGTTTCCTGTCTGGGCACGTAGATTACACCGTCAAACTGCGGCCCCTGGTAGCCCGGGATCTCTTTTCCGGCATATTGGAGCCAATCGAAACGACCGAAGTATTCAGCCAATCGAAACGACCGAAGTATTCTTTATTGCGAATCATTCCAACGCCGAACGGCTTCCCTGTCTTATCAGCGTGGGCTTTCATAGCTTGCATGAACTGGTATCCCAGAGCGCCTTTTGCCGGCTTCTTTTCGATAGAATATAGAATCGTGGCGCCTGGGTGATCTTCGACCCACAATCGGAGCTCTGTCCCTTGCTTATCTTTCACAAACAAGCCAGGCAGCCGGCCAGCCCAAGGACCGCCCTTCGTTGGCTGCCCATACCACATCTTGGCACCTGGGATCTGGCTTTCGATGAAACGATGAAATCCTTTATCTTCGTCCAGATCGTGTTCTCTGGGTATGGCGGAAACACGACTCTTTCCCCCACCCCGCCGCCCATGGGTCTTTTGATCATGCTGCCCTGGAAGGTGCTTTGTTGTGGTTTCAACTGTCCCACCATAATAGCGGAAAACTGTAACGGGTGTCTCGCTGGGCAATCCCTTAGCAGCCAATCGAAACGACCGAAGTATTCTTTATTGCGAATCATTCCAACGCCGAACGGCTTCCCTGTCTTATCAGCGTGGGCTTTCATAGCTTGCATGAACTGGTA